TTACTGTACGCCGTAATACAGATATTGACCGTGCCTTTAATATTTATGACGGGGGTGCGGCGTTTAACCGAGAAACCCTTGATGAGAACTTCAAGCAGATGATTTACCTTGCGCAGGAGTTCACTGAGGGTAATGGACTTACCGGCCTGTACTTCCCATTGGATATGCACGGTTTTCAGATTAAGAACTTGGGGGAACCTACCGACCCTGGGGATGCGGTTACTAAACAGTACGTAGATACTGCTAATACTGCACAGAATGCTAACTTTAATGCTAGTCAACAGGCGCAGGACCAAGCAGTAGCCGCATCGCAGGCTGTACAAGATAATCGGTTAGCCTCCCTTGAGAATACTTTCGTTCAGGCCACTTCTAGTTATCCGTGGTACACAGTGAGCACTAGTACGACGGACACGTTCACACCCGGCTTTAACTTCACCAAGGCAGCAGTGTACATCAACGGAGTATGCCAGACACCGGACTACAGTTACATCGTAGTGGCTAATCAGATACTCCTTGCAGACCCCGTGCCACTAGGCACGATGGTCTTTGCCCGGCTAGGGGAAGACATTCAGAACGATGATGATTTTGCCACTACTGCACAGCTTAGTGCGGTACAGGCAAACCTACAGGATGAGATTGATGTCACTAACACAGAGGTTAGTAACAAGGCTAGTAAGGGTGCAAACTCCGATATTAGCAGCCTGTCTGGTTTAACCACGCCACTTAGTGCTGCACAGGGTGGAACGGGGAACAACACGGGGAATGCTGCGACAGCAACTGTACTTGCTACCCCCCGAACAATCCAGACTAACCTAGCCAGCACTAGCGCTGCGAGTTTTAATGGTTCAGCTAACATTACACCGGGCGTAACTGGAAATCTCCCAGTTACTAATGGGGGTACCGGGGCTGGCTCCGCACCTAGCGCACGTGCTAACCTCGGCGCAGCTATGAATGGTATCAACAACGATATCTCAAACCTAGCTGCCCTGACAGGGGGTATTACTGGGTTAACTACAGGCACGGCGGCAGCCTCTGGTATTGTTGGAGAGGTGGCTTCCGCTGCGTCTAGTTCTGCTACTAACCTTGTATCTGGTAGCGTTATTAATATTATCAGCCTTAGTTTACCTGCGGGCGATTGGGAACTGGAAAGTGCTTTCCAAATCATAAACACAGGTAATGTGACCGCCCTAGCCTTTGGTGTCAGCACCACCACAGGGGTGTTACCTACTCCGTGGTATGACGTGTACAGCATCACCACTACGATTGGTTCAGGGACTTCGAACAGGCAGGGTATGGCAAGACGAGTACTACTAAGCACCACCACCACTGTGTACCTTGTAGCACAGGCGACCTTTACAGGTACAGCTACCGCTAATGGGTACGTACGCGCGAGGCGAGTTAGATAAGGAGATGTATGGCAGCTTCACAGAGCAAGCTCGCAGAGCTACATGAGATGCTGGCAGAGGTTATGCTTGATGACTTAAAGCAGTCCAAGGAGGAGGGTATCCCCCTTCCCGCTGCTAACCTCGGTGTAATCCGTCAGTTTTTAAAAGATAATGATATTAGTGCTAGTATGGATGCTGACGATATGGCAGCTATCCGGGATGAGTTCAAGGGTGTTGCTGATGCAGCTAGGGCAGAGCGTAAGTCGAAACTTACCTCAGCTTTGGAGGATGACGCGTACTCCCATATTCTACAGTAAGGAGTCACATGCAGGAGCATAAACTACGTAGGCTGAATCTGCTCGCACAGAGTTTGAACCAGTGGTCTGACCGCCCTGCATCTATGCCCAAGGACTTGCGGGAAGAGTATGGCTTCATGATGCAGGCCGTGTTCTCGGAGTTTGAAGACTTCGCAGACCTCGGTATGCGTTTCCTTGGGTACACACTAACCCCTATGCAGCGGGATATTGCTAGGTACATGCAGTACGGGCCACGTCAATGTATGGTGGCAGCACAGCGTGGGGAGGCTAAGAGTACCCTAGCAGCCCTATTTGCAGTGTGGCGGCTTATACAAGACTGGAATGAGTGGGTACTTATTGTATCAGGGGGTGAGACGCAAGCCTCCGAGGTAGCGTTGCTCATCATTCAGTTGATTGAGCGTTGGGGTATCCTGTGTTATTTGCGCCCAGACCGTTCTCGTGGGGACCGTACATCGTATGAGCACTATGATATCCACTGTGATTTACGTACGGTGAGTAAGTCTCCTAGTGTGGCTTGTGTGGGTATCACTGCACAGTTACAGGGGAAGCGTGCTACTCTGCTAATACCAGATGATATTGAAACCACCAACAACAGCCTTACTGCTACCAACCGAGAAATTCTGTTACTCCGCTCCAAGGAGTTTGGGGCCATCTGTGTTGATGGTAGGATTATGTACTTAGGGACACCCCAGACTAAGGATAGTATTTACCGTACCTTAGTTAATCGTGGGTACGAGATGCGTATCTGGCCCGGTCGTATTCCTACTGAGGAAGAAGAACAGCGCTATGGTAGTACCCTCGCGCCGTACATTCTAGAGCTTATCACTAAAGGTGCTGCTCGTACCGGCTATGGTATTGATGGCTCTCGTGGAGAAACCTCTGACCCTGCTCGTTATGATGAGGCACTGAGTATTGAGAAGGAACTGGAATTTGGCCCCGAGGGATACCAACTCCAGTACATGCTGGATACTTCCCTATCTGATGCGCAGCGTACACGTATAAAGCTCTCAGATGCGATTGTAGCGTGCTTAGGAACAGACGCTGCTCCTGATACCTTGTACTACGCTGCGACTCCACAGTACCGCGTACAGAGCGTTCCTGATAGTATTAAGCAGGAGGTGCTGTACCACGTTGCTGGAAACGGTAATCTACTCCTCCCGTATCAACACAAGATAATGGTAGTGGACCCAGCGGGCTGTGGTGGGGATGAGGTAGCCTTTGCATGTGGCGGGGCACTGAACTCGTACATCCACCTATTCGGTGTTGGCGGTTTACAAGGCGGTTTAATAGAGGAGAACTGTAATGTCCTGCTAGATTACTGTGAAGAATTCGGCATTACCGATATTGTAATGGAAGCTAACATGGGACATGGTACTGCAAGCATGGTGCTCTTGAACGTCATAGCAAAGCGTAAGCTTCCTCACATTGGCGTTAGGGATATCTATGCTAAGGGCCAGAAGGAACGTCGTATCATTGATACGCTTGGTCCTGTGTTCCGTAGGCATAAGTTCGTTCTGCATGAACGGGCGATTGAGATGGACACAGAGTACTGTGCTAAGTACTCACTAGATAAACGCAACCTGTACTCTCTCTTGTTCCAACTGAATGGCATTACGTACGACCGTGGTAGTCTTGCAAAGGATGACCGCGCGGATGCTGTAGGGCACTTGGTGAATGAACTGAAGGGCTTCATCAGTGTGGATGAGGAGAAAGAGTCCGAGAAGCTGCAACAAAGAGCTGTCCGAGAGTTCTTGGGCAACCCAATGGGGTACGAGCAATCTGTTCGTAAGCCCGTACAAGGGACACGTTCCCGTTTATATCGTTAGGAGAATACATGGCTATTACTACAGGTACCACAGCAGCACAGGCACTTAACATGACTATGCGTGATGCTGTACTCAAGGTTGCACCGGGTGTGCAGCAGTTGGTACAGAACTCCTCGCAGCTCACCGCTGCTGAGATTGCAATTATCCAGACTAATATTACAGCACTGAAAGCTGCATTCACAGCCGCCGGCGCATAAGGAGTACTGAATGAGTTTAGTTACAGCTACGGCTGCACAGCGTATTGCGTTACGTAATACAGCAACCAACCTAAGTGAGCAGACACAGGTGTACGCCCAGAGTGCTACTGCACCCACCGCTGCTGAGGCTGCTATTGTACAGCCTTATATCGACGCAGCACAAGCAGCTATTACTGCTGTTGGCGCGGGTGGTGCAACAGTAGCCAACGGTGCAACTGTAGCAGTGGTGAACTCAGCCAGTGCAGACTCACATAATGCTACAGCTACAGTTACCGGTACTACCCTCACAAACGTTAAGTTAGCCGCTACTGTGGCCTTCGTGGATAACGCAGATACCATTACCGTGCAGAACAGTGCAGGTACAGCAGTAGCTGGGACACACACCGCTACAGTTGCTGCGGGGGTAATCAGTAACGTTAAGCTGGCTGCAACTATCGCACCAGTGGCATCGGGCCTAGCCCTGACAGGTGTTATCCCAACAGGTACTTACACCAACACTGTAACCTTCACAGTCGCTGCTGGGGTTATCACTGCTATCGTTCTAAGCTAAGGAGATAAGATGAGTCGGATGTTATACGTACTCCTGCTGTGTTTGTCATTAGGGGGTTGCTCAGCAACCTCTGCGCTAGGGACTGTAGCATCCGCTATCTCTCCGAATAAGCCAGATGTTACTGCACAAGTTGGTGCAGAGAACACAAAGCAGGGTCTAGGGGTAAACTCTAAGGTGGATTCCAGTACAACCGTAAAGGACGTACAAGGCTCTGTGAACGCTTCTAAGCAGGGGCAGCAAGTCCAAGCTGGGTTAGTACAAGCTGATTCTATTAAAGTCACCAACGGCTCCCCGTGGGCCTTGCTGGGTGCATTCAGTATAGGTATGGCGAGCGTCCTAGGACTGGTGTTCTGGTTCGTTCCTTCGCCACTAAGTCGGAGGAAAGAGGATGCTAAGTAATGTGTGGTTAAATGCATGTCACTGGGTAAGTGAGCTTATTGGTGACCTCTACAGTAAAGTCTCTCTGGGTACATCTACCCTAATCATCTGGATGGGAGGCTTGAACTGGAATATGATATTCATGGTTGCGGGCTTTTTGATGGGCCTTGCGACACTCCTAATTAACTGGTACTACAAACACAAGAATTCTAAAGTATTTGCTGAGGCCAGTAAAGAAGCAGCTAAGCGAGGATACATTCTGAATGAGCCTAAAGAATAAAATAATTGGTGCCTTGTTCGGGGTTACTGCTCTGGGTGGGGGTATCACCGCAGTTGTGAAACATAATGAGGGGTTGAGCCAAACAGCATACAAGGATAGCGCCGGTGTATGGACTATCTGCTATGGGGAGACTAAGGGCGTACGTAAAGACCTGTACGCCACGCAGAAGCAATGCGATGCTCAGTTGATACAATCTATCACTGAGCACGCCAAAGCGCTTGGGGGGCTTCCTGAGAGCCTTCCTGACGTGGCGGTGCTCGGTAGTATTGATATGGCTTACAACGTAGGTATTTGGGGGTTCAGTTCCAGCCAGGTGAAGCGGCGTCTTATGGCGGGTGACTTCAAGGGTGCTGCTGCTGCTGTCCTGTCATGGCGCTACATACACAAGAAGTCTTCGGTATCCCCCGGCTTGGGTTGGGTGTTAGTTAAAGGTACAAAGAATAAATGGCAGTTCGATTGCTCCCAACTTCTCCAAGGCAAACGTAATCGTGTATGTTGGGGGCTTTGGGAACGTCGGGTATGGCAAAGCAAAGCTATTGGTAATGAGTTTAAATCCGTGCAGCAAGCTGTACAAGCGCTGCCTAAATAGATAAGGAGTATTTAATGAGTTTAGTACAGTTAATAGATAGTACTGTAGGTTTACGTAATGAGTTAACACAACCTGACGGTGCATACCTTACAGGTTTAGGTGCTTCTACAGTTGGTGCCCTTCTTGATACTACAAGAAAGTTATCCTACTATGGTAATAACAGGCAGGCGCTTATTGACCTGTTGTTACATGCTAAGGTTACAGGGGGTCCCATTGATATTGATGTACCTGTACTTATCGATACACCTATTAACATGGACTTTGAGTACACACCCCTAATTATGAGTTGTTCATCTGGTAGATTACTATCAGATACCACTGCCTTAGTACTCAATCGCTTGGGTTACGGTTCCACTATTAATAACTTTGATATGTGGAATGTAACAGCACCTTGGGCTATTACTAGGTGGGGTAGTACTGGTGACTGGAATACATCTGAGGAAGCTGTTGCATCATTAAGACAGACAAACGACCTACATTATTACCAACCAACGGTTAACGATGCTGACGTATGGTCCGCGCTTACACCTGAGCAGCAGAACCAAAACATTAGCCCTAAACTTGAGGTACATAACTCAGACGGTGTTGTACTGAATACACCGAGAGGTAGGTACGCCCTGTATGAGTTTTATGGTTGTAATTACTGTCGTGTATTTAATCCTAACCTGTCTGGTGGTAAAGGTGTGTTGGGTACTATCGTATTTAATAATACTAACGCTACGGCTTATGGTATTGATAACTGGGTGGTAGGTGGTGGTATTAGGAACGGGTCTTTCTCTGGGGTAGTGCACTTACGTAATAAGCGCGGAGGGGCGATTAATTGTAGTCCCTATCGTTCTGGTGAGTCGGGTATCAAAACATACCAGAATGAGCTAAATGGCGTATCCGCGCGCTGTTATGAGATGACGTACACCAACTGCCATGTTAAGCAGGCGTTATATGATGGTTTAGACTTAGCATCTGATTATGGTGCAGTGTCTGAGCGTGTTGCTGATTTATCATTAGCAGAAGCGCCGTGGCAGGAGCTACCAACAAAACACACTGTGATTGGTTGTTCTGGTTTTAATTGTGGTGGTAATGCTTTGCATATTGACGGTACAGGTAATACTGTTATAGGTATGAAAGCTAGTCTTAGTGGTTTATCCGGTGTACATGATGATGGTACACGTAGTGTGTACAACGATGTTGTGTCAGTAAACAACGCACGTAATAATATATCCCATCAGGTTACACTATCTAAGAGCCAAGTTATTAATGGTATTACGCTGGTACTAGACGCCGCTACAGGTACGAATTTCGGGTATGGTGTGTACGCTCCTTTATCTAACACTAAGGGTATGGACACCTCGTTAGTCGCGTCAGGGACTGTAGTACCCTTCATAGTCAAGGCACAGACTACGGCTGATGGTGATTTAACAGTAGGGCACTCTGCGGCACCTGACCGTATTTGTCGTGTACTAGGTAATCCTGAGCTTGGTTTAACTAGTACTCCTATTATGGCTCTTACATCCCTCGCTACTGGTACACCATCCGCACCTTCTGGTAATGTGTATTTGAACTCACACTACCTAGGGTCTGAGGTTCCCGGTTTTCAGGTACTAGGAGTAAGTGGCGGAGGTGGTTTAGTGTCGACACTCAACAGTGCGTACGCTACACAGGTAGGTAACTCACAAGCCTCCTTTGTGTTTCACGGCTCATCCTTGAGTATTGTAGCGAGGGACGCCGCAGGCGTATTGCGGCAGTACGCACTCACGGGTGTACCGCTGTAACTGTAGTACAGCGACCGCTTTTTAGTGGTCTCAAGCGAGGGCCTCCCTCCACTCAATCAGCCTCGCGTGCCCCCGTACGGGTGTGCGTGTGTGTGCGTGTGTGTGTGTGTGCCTGCGCAGGTGCGTGTGCGTGGTTGTGTGTGCGTGTGCGCTGCGTGTCGCGTCTAGAGTATCGTGTGTGTGCCTGTCTCCTCTCTGTGGGGAGATGGGTACGCTCCACTCAGTACGCTCTCTCACTCCTAGCCTCGCTTCGCTCGTCTAGTCGTTCGGTCGCTACGCTCTCAATCGGGTAGAGTATCGTTGTCTAGAGAGGGAGTGTGGGAGTGGTGGCTTGCTTTCTTCGTACTCTGCACTTCTTCGCTCCTTCTTCACTCGAGAGTACACTTGCTTTCTTCTCTCACTGTGTAGTCGCTCTCTCCTCTCTGAATGGTTACACTCCTCTTAGGTTACGTTTCACCGTTCGTTCGTCGTTCGCTACACGTTGCTACACTCTCTGTCGTCACTCATTCAGATTCTCATTCTTCGTATCTTTCGTTCGTTCCTCTCTCTGTATAGTGCGGAACTAAGTTTCTTCTTATAATACAGTAGCTTACAGAGTGTATTCTTGCTCTGTTTTAGTGCTGCTTGCTTCTCTTGTTCTGTAGTACTACTGAAGTAAATACCCTTACTGAACATACACTTACTAAGTATTATCGAATTATCTTCAAAAAGTACTTGCGTAGTTTCTCGAATAGGCGCATTCTTATCTCAAGCCGAAAACAACGGTGAGTACAGATTCAAGTAGTACCGCTCTTTAACAATCTGGTTAGTGTCTTGATAGGCTTACTCAACGAGGTGACTATCATGACTTACTACGAATCCGCAGATGTTATCATTACACGGGCTAGGGCAGTGCAGGAACTGCGTAGGCACGGGATAACAGACACAGCCGAGTTTGACTCTGATATGGGTATCTGTACAGAGTACAATGCGCAAGATGTGTTACAGTGGCTAGGGTACTAGATAACGCTGGCATCAAGCCAGCCTATCAAGGCACTAACTATGAGAGTTAAGAGTTCAAAATAATGTTTGACAAGCTAAACCATGAGATGTATAGTTCATCTCAAGCAAGACAGGGAGTTGCGGTGAAGTGTAGTACCTTACGGTGCAATGACCACGAATCCTAGATACTCACTGAGAATACCGAAAGGTTGTAGGTCAGGGAACTTGTTCTCAACGCTACAACGGGCATGCTGAGAGATTGTGCCCTGAAAGAAGAATCTCGAGCGGTGAACCACATCGTCCACGGTCGTGCAGTGGGTAACAAGGTTAAGAGTAAGCAACTCACAACGGGGTGCTTACCATTAATCTTAGGGGTTAAAATGAATTCACATGTTTATACAGAGTACGCCTTCTACCTCGGCACATTAAGTTATGACGAGTTGTGGGATGAGATGGATGCGCACGGTTTAATAAGCGTTGTTGCGGAAGTATCATCTGAGGACTTAAGGGCAATCCTACTAGATAATCGGGTGTCTAATGGGATACGCTAAGAAGCTACAAAAGCGTTTCACAGGGCTAAGCCAGCTACAAGGCGGTGCTCTACAGAAACGTAGAGATAAACTGAATCAAGCTGGGGTACACCACGAAAAACAACGTGCTACCTTTGACACGAATACACGAGCCACTGAGAAACGCCGGGGCTGCTCTAAACCACCGAGGGGATTATGATGTTAGGAATTGTACAGTTCTTTATTGTGTTCTTTATTGTAATGGTGATTGTTGAAGCACTCCTAGAGAAGTAACACACCTACAGCGTCTACGGGGCGCTATGTGAGTCTTACTTAAATCAATCGAGGTGCATCATGCAAGTTCAAACAACGTTCAAGTTAATCGCTCCTAAATCAATCCGTGCACAGCTTACCAAGGCTGTAACCCTGAAACGTGATGTAACTATCTCCGCCTTGTTCCACGGCCTTGTATCGTCTAACGTAGCGTTCACATCCGGTATGCAGCGTGAAGATGCAGCAGATTTCGATACAGTGCTACGTCACTTGCTGCCTATCAAGTACGACAAGAAATCTAACGGGTACATGTTCGACGGTAAGAAAGCCTTTGCTAGTGCTGAGAAGCTCGGCATCAATCTGGAAGCGATGCGTACTGAGTACAAAGCAGATGCCGCTGACCGTGACGCAGTTGTTGAGCAGTTCTATACCGCTGTGATGTCGTTCTACGCCGCTAATGCAGCGGCTAAGAAGGCGGCAGACTTAGACAACGACGCTAAGAAAGCTAAGGGCATTGAGCGCATTAAGTCTGGTATTGCTCAGGCTAAGCAGAACGGCGCTACAGACCGCGATATCATTGACGCACTGTTAGCGGTAGGTATTGATGTATCAGGTGCTCTGACGGTGTTACCAGTACCAGACGCAGCATAACTGACTGATAGCCCATGTTCCGGCGTGGGCTATAGGGCGCTTATGCCATAACAGAGAGGTTGGTATGTTTAATTCTACAGGTTTGGTTAATAATCAAGACATTAAAGTAATCTTTAATTCCGAAGTAAAAGACCGTACCGTAAAACGTGTTGTTAGTATGCTAGGTGTTGATGCTAACAATCCGGTAGCAGCTAAATTCCACAAGGCGGGTGCAATTACGGAAACGGGATGCCGCGCTTTGCACGACACTGTGAATGTATTTGTGCCGGATACTAATGAGTGGGCAGGGTTGTGGCCGCATGAAGATGGTGCAGACTACACGCTTGTGGAGTAACTGACATGATAGCCCGCTAGTTGAATACTTGTACCGCTTCCATGAGGCGGTACAGTTGTTCTCACTAGGAGACTAACATGAGAGTACCTAAACGTAACATCCGGGAAGCCCAACAAAACGCTAGTTTGAATATGCGTGATGGGTTTAGTGCCAGTGAGTGCTGGCGTAGTGCTATGGTGAGCTTGAAATGGCAGTACCATAAAGCACATAAACAGGCGGTAGATTATGGCTTCATCAAGACTTAATCCGGAGACGTTGCTCATGCAGTCCAGAGCAGCGCGTGAGTGTAATACTAGGGCGGTAAAGGCAGAGCTTAAGGCTATGTACTGCCGTAAGGCGTGGCTCGTTGGTATGACGCTTGAGGCGTACTGCCAGCGCTTTGGAATCAGGGGTGTGATATGAAGTGGAACGTCTTTCTATTACCACACGGTACATCATTCTTCCGCTGGAACGGCGTAGTCCTAGAACTGTGGCTACCTGATGGGAAATACTGGTTAAGGATGGATTGGCCCTGTAAATTGTATGCACAAGTACATGCTCAGTGTACCCTTGTAGCTAAGAATGTGGTGTTCAAATGAATACGCTCACGGTACAAGCTACCGCCGAGTTGTACTGGCTATGCCTTGAGCAGCAGCGGAACTGCGTCGGCTCATGGGATGTGTTCAAGCACATCCCTCCTGTACTCCAAGCGATTGCCCCACTCCGTCGCTGCATCACGTACCGCTCACCGGAGAAAGATGTACGCTTGATGTGTACCATGCGAATGTTCGACGCAGAGGCTGCTGAGAAGCTCTGTGCTGTGCTTGAGTACAACTTAGTACAAAGCCTTGCCTCGGGCTACAAAGAGGCTCAGAATGAATTCTACGCCGCTGTGCAGCGGTATTACGAATGTACTCTGGCGTACCAGTACTACGCCTAACAATAATGGGGATTACCATGAATCGTATCGTTGAACCTAACTTAGTTAATGGCCTTGAACACGTCGATGCACGTTACCGTGCTGAACCCGCGACAGAGACACGCAAGAAACTCACTGCGTTGTTCCGTGTTGGTGGGGTGCAGAAAGCCGAGACAGTACGAACTCTTTCCAAGGAGCAATCCAAAGAGATTAAAGAGCAGGTGTACTGTGCAGCGGAGGCTGTATTTCTAAACAGTTCCGAACGTAAGTCAGAGTACTCCGCGCGGGTGGCAAAAGATTTCTGTATTGATAAAGACTTAATGATGTCGTACTCCCGTATCTTCGGTGCTGTAGCGACGGGTGCTAAGGTAGAGACAGATGACAACCAAGTGCGCTCTTACTACCTACAGCACGCAGCGGCGTGGGGTAAGGCGAAGATGTTCCAATTGGACCTCCCGGATTTAAAACGCCCAGATTTCATTATGGCGTTATGCCATTCGCCTCATGGTACTTCTGGTTTTTTAGATGAAGTAGTGAGTGCATATTGGGGATTGTTAAGTACGAGAGTACTTCCCCAGGGAGCAGCCGCATACAATTTAGTTCCTAGCAAGCGTGGATACGGCGCAGTGGGTTCCGGCAGGTACACCAATCATTACACGGCCCCAGCTTGGTCCCAGTTGTTGGGTATCCAGTACACAGCAGAAGATACCGCGTGGTTCGCTGGATTCCTGACAGAGGATGATGTAATTAATCTGCGATTCCGCAGAATGCGTATGGGCGCAGCGGTGAAGGAAGTAACGGGAGATGATGTGTCAGCTCGTGAACTATCCGATAAGTGCCGCATAGTGGGTACGTACCAGTTCATCCTACATCCTAATGACGTGCCGTGGGGCGAAGAGTACGTCCGTATGCGGCGAGATGGGGTAGACTTAGATAGTTGTATGTCACGCCCGTGGGGTGACTATAACTGCCCACATGGTGTGCATCCGTGTGATGCGTACTCAAGTGCACATTACGGGGCCGGGGATAACGGCTTAGTCCTAGTTGAAGCACAGCGCGCAGGTAAACCGGTAGGGCGCGGTATCTTGAACACGCGCAACAACCAGATTGTGCGCTGGTACGGCGAGCACCGCGCGAAGGTACAACTTTGTAATGCTTACGGTATTAAAGAAGATTCAGATGCCCTAGAAGATTCATGGTTGGCTATGATTGGTACACCGGATGTATTCGCTGGGCCGTACGTAGATGGAGACATCGCAGCAGGTGCTGTTCAAGAGAGTACATACCGTGTGGTACTGGGCTGTGATGGAGTAAGGCTAGAAGAAACCGGTGGGTACTACTACTCCACAGAGGACAGACAGCGGTGCTGTATTGCTGATGAGGACTACCCAGAAGATGATATGCGGTATCAAGCATACAATGATACTTGGTATCATCCAGATAATACCGGGGATTACTGTGCCTGTGAATGTCCAGTAACAGGTGAGTACTTCCATGTGGATATTGGACATCGGTTAACGATTGACGGAGAGGAAGTCCTTGTGTCATGGGCAGGGTATAATCACACTGATACACGCGGTTATACAAATCTAGGCGGGAATATAGGGTACACTCGGGACACTGAACAGTATCGTCTGTTAGCTAATGGTGATTGGGTACATGCTGATGATGCAGTGTACGATAAAGAAACTGATGACTGGTACACCGAGTCAGAGTACGCTGATTTAATCTCAGAGCGTGAAGAGGGTGCACAAGATGCAGCATAAACAAATCCCAGAAGTACTGCGGTACATGCTCAGCCTACGCCGCCCGTACGGTTCAGTTGAGGAAACAAAAGCAGGGGAGTACATTAAAAGTTTCGTAGGTTATGCGCACCCCGAGTGTTGGACGCAGGATATACACGGTAACATAGAAGTGCGTGTCGGGGAGTGGGATAATGGCGTGGTGTTCACCTCACACCTAGATACAGTACACCACACAGCGGGTACACAAGACCTGTTCTTGCTAGACTTGAAGGATGGGTTGTTCATCGGCGCTGAGCACGAAGGTAAGGAGAGTGTGCTTGGTGCGGATGATGCTGCGGGTATCTTCCTCATGACTGAGATGATGAAGGCGGGTGTGTCAGGTAGGTACATGTTCTTCATCGGAGAAGAGTGTGGTGGTATCGGCTCAAGTGCGTACGTACAAGACAACCCCGAGTTCAGTGCGAACATGGTAGTATCCTTCGACCGACGTGGGCAGAGCAGTATCATCACACACCAAGGTGGTTGGAGAACATGCAGCAATGAATTCGCTGCTGCACTAGCAGGGCAGATAACTCAAAAGGGAGCGGGTAAGTTACAGTACCGTCCTGATGATGCAGGGTTGTACACAGACTCACGTGAGTTCGCTGAGATTGTACCGGAGTGCACGAACATCTCGGTCGGGTACTTCCATGAACACACAGCTAAGGAGACACTGAACCTAACGCACCTGCTGAACCTACGAGATGCGTTGTTGAAGATTGAATGGGGTAAGCTCCCTGTTCACCGTGTACCTGCCCCAGACGTTATCTGGGGTACAGGTTGGATGGGTCGTTCATCGGCGTGGTATGATACACCGAAGGACAACACGAAAGAACTCAGTGGGCGTGTGACTATGTACATCAACGGACATTGGGATAAGGTAGATGCTAATCTGCGTCAGTTACTGTTGGATATGGAGGAGTACTTAGATGGTCAACTTTAAAGTCGGTGATTCCGTTAAACAGGTAAGTGGGTGGCGTCCTTCGGTTGGACTTCCAGCTGGGGAGGTGGGGATTGTAAGTGTACTCCGTGGTATTGATTTCGTTGAGATTGAGGGCTACGGTGATTGGTTACATGACATCGAAAAATTAGAGTTAGTTACATTGGATGATGAACTCCCACCAGCGCCGGAGAGTGTGCAGTACAGGGAAGAGGATTCGGCTGTTGGAACTTTCGGACACCTACTGGTCCAACCCTCAATCGAGGGTCCCTCGCTGTACATAGAGGTCTACGCTGAGCAATACAGCTCTGGTAAGTCTGCCTATACAGGCATCCGTATTGAACCAGATGCTGCACTCCAACTCTGCCACGACCTCCGTCGTATGGCGATGTCAATCAAGAAGAAGGAAAAGAATAATGCTTAAGTTTATTGTATCCGCAGTATTTGGTACTGCAATCGGAGTACTAACCCCTATCGTTGGGGTTGTAGGTACCCCGGTTCTGTTTGTAATTGGTGTGGGTGCTGTAGGTATGCTAGTAGGTATGCTAGTAGGAGCTAACGGCGCATGAGCCGACTCCCACCTGACGAGTGGCTCCACTTAGCCAAACGATTAGCGGTGGGGCAGAAGCGGCGGGTTAACCACACCTGCGGCAGGACTAGCAGTCTCGATGTGTACAATAATGATGATAGTTGGAGCGCGTACTGCTTCCGCTGTAAAGAAAGTGGGCGTGTACTTAAAGAACATCAGAGTATTCGTGTGGTACAGGAAGATACATCACGTATGCAGCCTGTACCTGCAAGTGCTTTGCACATCAGTCAAGTGAGTCGGTACGAACAATCTAGAATTTGGAAATTACTTATTCAAAAAGGTTGTCCACCCGGCGTTATACCGGAGAACATGATATGGTACGACAAGACTTCTCAACGTATCTTACTGCGGATGGGCAAGCTCGCATTAGGGAGAGCGTTGAACGAGCAGCAGTTACCAAAGTGGTTGGTGTACAGCGACGAACTCAGGAAACCCCCGATAGTCTGGACGAGATTCCGGGGTGTAGAGGGAACGGAACCTGTAGTTCTTGTAGAGGATATCTTGAGCGCGTTGAAAGTGGCGAAAGCGCTGGAACTTTATGCGCCGGGAAGTTGCGTATCCGTGGGTTCGGTGCTCGGAACCAGCGTAACATTGCCCATCTTAAGGTTGATAGCGGCGCATGATGTAGTTTGTTACTTCGATGGAGATGTAGCAGGGCGTGATGGTTGTACTGCCCTGAGACGTCGTGTAAGCGTTTTTGGCGGGGCCTTCTACGACGCTGTACCTGAGCAAGGGGACCCTAAAGATGAGAGCTGTGAAGGTATCTGGAGGCATTTATGTCGCGTATTAAACAATGGCTATGGATTATTCCCCGCTTCTTTATCCTAGGCCCACTCGCTGTAGTAGCAGTGCTGGGGCAGTGGGCGGAAGAAGCATTCGAGTACTTAGACCCGTTGATGGGAGAAGATGATGATTAGTGAAGTAACCCGCTGGGACTTAACAGAAGATGTAGCAACCGGTATTGTGGATGTAACACCTGTACCACACAGTATGGAGGGACGTTTTGTTACATACGAGGACTATGACAAACTAGCTGAGGATTACGCCACTCTACTAGAGCGTTACGACTTGGATGTAAACCCAGAGGGTAAATAATGGACAGACTACTCCTCGCGGTACTAAAGGACCGCTCTAAGTTCCGACAGCTTCGTGGAGCAGTCCCAGATGATTTAGTCGGACAAGAAACCATCAGCATGTTGGCGTGGTATGATTGCTGGTTCAAGGCATTCCCCGACAAGGACAGGGTAGATACAGAGAGCCTACGCTCTCTGTTCAACCTCCGAGTAGGGAACACCATTGATGAGAATCAGCGTGCTATCATGGGTATGCTATTCCGCAAGCTGGATGAGCCGGTTGACCAGCATGAGGTGGAAGGCATTACGGCGCAGTTGTTTGAGCGTGACTTCAAGGGTAAGGCAGCAGCACTCATTAACCGGTACGATAATGGTGATGAGATTGACCTGACGTTTGAGTTGAACCGACTGGCACATGAGAATATGCGGCGCACCAGTGCATCCTCTCCAGCCAGTTACATTGATGCCCCTATTGCTGATATCTTGAATGACTTCCAAGGGGATAGGGGATTGAAGCTGGTCACACAGCTCCTCAGAAGCTCTGTAGGAGGACTTCAAGGGGGCGATAGTATCGCGGTAGCAGGGCGTCCCGACAAGGGTAAGACGAGCCTCCTAGCAGCTAATCTGGTGAACTTCGCACCGCAGCTTGCAGGTATGGATTGGTCGGGGCGTCCGATGTTGTGGCTGAACAATGAAGGCTCGGGCAGACGTATCATCCCCCGTATCTATCAGGCCGCTTTGAAGTGTACCTTTGCTGAGATGGTAGCCAAGAGCAACGCAGGTACACTCGTTCAAGAGTACACCGAGGCAATGCACGGCGAGCGTATTTTAGTGAAGGACATGCACGGTAGTACACTCGGGCAGATTGAGCAGGTGATTGAGGAGTTGAATCCCTGCGTTGTAGTGTTCGATATGCTGGCTAACTTCCGTATGCCGGGAGTTGGTGGAGGTAACAAAACGGATGCACTTGAACAGATGTGGCAAGAGACACGAGAGATGGCTGTGCGCCATGCCTTTGTGGCTATGCCTACGGTACAAATTAGTGCGGATGGGGATGACCAGATGTACCCACCATACTCCGCATTAAAAGATTCAAAGACCGGGATTCAGGGTGCAACTGATGTAATCCTGATGATGGGTGCGTTAAACAGCATCGAGATGGATACTGTTCGAGGTTTCAGTACACCGAAGAACAAGCGCCAGATGCAAGGTACCCCGAGCAATACGCCGGGGCAGGTGTTCTTTGATAAAGAACGTTGTGTATTTGAGGATGGTAACCTATGACCTTACAAGACCTACAAGCTATTCAAGATAAAATCCAGTTCGCAACGGGGTTCTCCTTCGTATTGGCTGGTGGTTGTGTCCGTGATGTACTGTACAACCGTGTGCCAAAGGACTTCGACGCAGTGCTGTGTATGGGTGGCAGCACGTACGTGGAAGCGTTCAAAGTGATACAGGGTATCAGTGACCGTCTGAGTCGGCTGGGTTACTCCAGTTGCTGCTATCAAGCGTACGGTACAGGCGTTAACCCGAACACACTGGAGCCACTGGATGTACATGCAGATAGTTTCCACCTGCGGTACTTGGCGTGTATGAAGACAGTGATTGATGGTCATGACATCGACCTGTTGTGCAGTACTGACGAACATATCGCTGACCACGTAGCGCATCATGATTGCAACATTAACATGGTCTGGTTGGACTCAGACGCGTTACGGGGCTATAACGGGGAGACACAGCCCGTCAGTCGGCTGGAGTTCCGCCCGAACATCAATCCTAAGCGTGTAAAATACATGACTGAGAAGCTACGAGATTACGGTTTCTAATCAAGTACTTACATTAGTTCCGCACTATACAGAGAAAGAGAGACAAGACATGGCGAGAAAGAAGAAAGAAGATACTATCCTAGAACAATTAGAGATAGCACAAGCACAAGAAGTAGAACCAGTAGATACTAAACTACGTAACCAAGTAGTACTATCCCTTCTACACTCAGCGAGTGTGTACAGTATATCCGATGATGGAGTACTACGTGCTCGTGTACGTCGGTGTATGGAGATTGCTGACATTGTTGTAGATGAATTGGAGAAGAAGAATGACTAAGTACATTGTAGCGGTGCCTTTCAGTGGGTACGTGCGGGGTTACAAACGGTATGAAGTAGAGGCGGATACTCCAGCAGAGGCAATTGAACAAGCCCGCGATGTGTGGTATTCAGATGCTAATTGTATTGTGCGTGATGATACAGAAACAGATTGGGAAGATGCAGAGGTAACAAATGACTAAACAACACATAGGTTTCTCAGTAGTACTCACCACCACCAACCAAGATGATGTGCAGAAGCTTGCACAACTCATGCAAGTATTTGCTGACCAGTCGAGTACAACCACTGCGATTCTGGTGAGTAAAGCACATGCTTGGACTGTGCAGAATGCTGGGCAAGCGGCTAATGATGATTAGTACTACACCTTAAAGGGAAGAAAGCTTCCTCTTAGAATTAACTAGGATTCTAAATGTACAAGATAATTCACATCGATTTAGAGACAGAGAATCATCCGTGGTACGGACAGGTTGCTAGTCCATTCTGCCCGGAGAACTACATTGTAGCTCCGGGCTGGCGTATTGACACAGTTGATGACGCAGGGACTGTGCATACCGGTACCGTGCATGACAGGTACTTCCACTCAAAGGAAGAAGCAGACGCTGGGGCTGATTGGTTCGACATGGTAGCTGACCCAGCAGTAATGATTATCACAGCACATAACGCGCAGTTCGAGATTAAGTGGTGGTTGAGTAAGTACCGCAAAGTGTTTGAGGACTTCATCAAGCGCGGCGGGCGTGTAGCGTGTACCGCTATGGCGCAGTACCTAATTAGTCACCAGCAGGAACTGTACCCATCGCTGGATGAGACTGCTGTACAGTACGGTGGGACTCACAAGGTTGATGGTGTTAAGATTCTCTGGGAGCAGGGCGCCTTAACCTCTGAGATTGATAAGGCACTCCTGCTGGAGTACTTGTCCGGCCCTAATGGGGACATTGAGAACACTGCCATTAGTTTCTACGGCCAGCAGGCTAAGCTCGCTGAGCAAGGCATGACAACGATGTACTGGGAGCGGTGTGATTCACTCCTAGCGTTTGCGTACTGCGAGTGGTTTGGCCTGTACGTTGACCGTGATGTAGCTGAGAAGAACAGACAGGCGCAGGAAGCAGAGATTGCAGAGTTACAGAAGGAGCTGTACAAGCTACTGCCGGATGACTTACCAGCGGAGCTGGAGTTCAACTGGGGTAGCGATTACCATATGTCTGCTCTGGTGTATGGTGGGCCCGTGAAGTACCGCCACAAGGTGCCGTATGACCCTGTACAGTACGTCAAGTACGATGCATACCTAGTAGATGTTAATGGTACAGAACAGTACATTGATATTGCAGATGTACCTAATCCGAGTGAGTATCGTTGGCCTGTATACCGCTATAAATCAGGGAAGAACAAAGGGCAAGCAAAGATATTTAGGATTGATTCAGATGAAATCAAACTCAAATGGCAGGACACCTCGGTTATCCTTCCGGGACTGGTCAACGTTAATACGCTGCCAGCAGGTGTTAAAGAGAAATACGTGGGCAAGCGAGCAGAGTTTCGTGGGGCATATGTTCTGTGCGATGGTGTTACTCCTGTGTACAGTACATCCACGGACGCACTCAAAGGTCTTAAGAACTTTGTACCTACAGTCGGCCTCATGGTTAAGCTTGCGGGCTTGGAGAAAGATACAGGCACGTACTATCTTAGAGAAGAATTAGATGCTGATGGGAATGTGAAGAAGGTTAAGGGCATGATGCAGTACATCGGCCCGGATAGTATCGTACACCACTCACTGAACGTAACAGCTACGGTTACCACGCGCCTCAGCTCGAGTAACCCAAACCTCCAGAACCTACCACGTGATGGTACCTCGAACGTCAAGGAGATGTTCACCAGCCGCTTTGGTTATAACGGGCGTATTGTAGAGGTGGACTACTCAGCACTGGAAGTTGTAATGCTGTGTGCTATGACCAAGGATATGGACTTGCTGGCGCTGCTCCAGAACAACACAGACATGCACTGCTATCGCTTAGCGTTTAAATTGGGTGAGCCGTACGAGGATGTACTGGAGAAGTGTAAGAACGAAGACCACCCTGAGCACAAGAAGTACAGTGCTATGCGTACGGACATTAAACCGTTGAGCTTCGCTGACCAGTACGGCGCAACGGCTGAGGGTATCGCATTCAACACTGGTTGCTCAGTAGAATTCGCTAAGGAGTTCCAAGAGAATGAAATGAAACTGTTCCCAACCTCTCGGGGTTTCCGTCAGGTTATCATTGATGAGGTGAAAAGTACCGGTTCACTACCTAATGGTATTCATCGTGAGATGAGTGACATTGGTACGTGGCGAGTGTACCGACGTGGGTACTACCAAGCACCCAGCACAACGCGATACAGCTTCCGCCAGCATGATTCGTGGGATAAGGAATCCCGGCAGACGGTGATGAAGTACAAGCCAACCCAGATGGCGAACTATCCGTTCCAAGGTGAGGCCGGGTTCATGATGAGCACCTCAATGGGGAGAATCTGTCGATGGTTGATTCATAATAATTGGTTTGGGGGAAATGTATGCTTAATTAACAATGTCCATGATGCGGTCTATGGATGTTGCAAGGACGACGAGTACGCCAGAGTATTTGCCAAGGGTGCTAAAGAGATTATGGAGAATGCACCAAGGTACATGACAGCACTCTGGCCCGAGTATGATATGGCAGAGGTACCTTTTCCAGCAGCAGCAGAATGCGGTCCTAACATGCAACACAAATCCCATATGGAGTTAAATGAAGACTATCCCGACTGGGTTAAGAGACCAGTTCTCATATAATAAAGACACAGGTGTAATAACCCGCCTAGCTAGACAAGGTAACTATCAAGCCAATACGCATTGTACATCGGTATGTACTACTGGTAGTTATCTTAAAGTAACTTACCGTGGTACCCAGTATCTACAACATAGGGTCGCGTGGTTTCTACACTACGGCACACAGCCGCCAGATGTAATTGACCACGTCAACGGTAATGGGCTAGATAACCGGATAGTAAATCTTCGGGAGGCAACGACCAGCACTAACCAGATGAACATCAAAGCTACTTCTAAATCTACTACAGGTGTTAAGGGGATATTCCCAGTACGTGGTGGTAAGTTATATCGTGCTGAGGTATGCATTGATGGCAAGCGATACCAGAAACATGCAGCAGACCCTAAGAAACTAGAAGCATGGGTTGTGAACAAACGTAATGAACTACATGGCACCTACGCCAACCATTAATTAAGAGAGACAATACATGAGCTTAGATATCCTGAACACCCTGATTGACGAAGTAGTAGCAGTACAGACTGTAGACATGACGGAGGAATCCACGGGCGGTGGTGGTGCGTTGATGCCCGAAGGCTTCGCAATGGCACGCTGTGTAACGTACATCGAATTGGGTATGCAACCACAGGAGTTCGGTGGCAAGGCTAAGGCACCGGCACCAGAAGTTATCCTAGGCTTTAAGTTGTTTGGTGGTCCTGATAACTGCTATGATGGGCGCTTCCTTAGCACCTTCCCAATCGCATTGGGTAATAACACCAAGTCAAACGCGAAGGTTACATTCGACCGTTTGAACTGGCAGGGTAACATGAAGCACTTCGCACAGGCTTTAGGTAAGGGCTTCTTGGTTCCGGTGACTGTACACACCAACGAGACTACGAAGAAGCAGAGTAACCGTATGAACCTGAAAGGTATCCTACCGCCTATCGACCCGGTGAGTAAAGGTGCGTACCCAATCCCAGAGGTAGCAGCAGAAGATATCAAGTACTTCTTCTTCGATAAGCCTACTAAGGAAACATGGGATAGCTTGTTCGTTGAAGGTTCCTTCGATGATGGTGGTAGTAAGAACAAGCACCAAGAGAAGATTCTGACTGCACTGAACTATCCGGGGTCGGCGTTGGAGCAACTCCTGTCGGGTGTAGTACTACCTGACCCCGGCAGCGTGGGGGCTGTACCTACAAGTGATTCTGCACCGGTAATGCAAGCTCAACCTAGCGCGCCAGAGGTGCCAGCAGCAATCGGCCCACAGACTGCGCCGACAGCACCTACAATGCCCCAGATGCCTACAATGCCTGTGATGCCTAGCTGAGGAGATGAGTGGGATGGTTATGCCAATCTTTGATGACCTCCCGGAACAATTCGCCCCGGCTATTCAGGGGCGAGTGCTTCTCCTAGATGGAGACTTTCCGGCCTATGCCGCTGCTAGTACTGTAAAGAATCTAGATACCGCAGTACGTCGCTTTCAAACATTAGTTGAAACGCAGAGGTTCCTAGTAAATGCTGAGTCAGTTCAGGTGCATCTTACACCAACAGGTTGTACAAAACTACACAGAGACTGGTACCCGACTACCAAACCCTATCAAGCTAACCGAGAGGGTAAGGCTAAGCCACCCCTGCTACAACCCCTACGTAATTGTATCCCAACAACTGAGTGGGAAAGTCATTGGTCAGTACATCCTTGGTTAGACCGTGAAGCAGATGATGGCCTTATCATGAATGCAGTACTACTGGGTGACCGGGGTATTATGTGCTCGGGTGATAAGGATTTAAACCTTACACCCGGCCCACTCTGGATTGATTATGAGGGGCGTATTGATTACATCGAAGATAGGTTCGGATGGATTAAACGCAAGGAGCTTACCTCTCAAAGTAAGGTAGTAGGGCATGGCACAAAGTTCTTCTGGGCGCAGATGCTCATGGGGGATACTGCGGATAACGTCCAAGGTATCGTTAGGCTTAATGGGAAGACCTGTGGGGCTGTAGGAGCGTGGAATGCACTTAAAGATATTACCTCGGAAGCAGACGCCGCAGAGTTCGTCCTACGGGCGTATATTGCTGCTCAACAGAATCCGCTGGCAGAGGCTGAGTGCTTGTGGTTGCGCCGGTCCCTACAGGATAGTGCGTACACCTACCTCTCTGAGCTTGGCTTACCGGATTATATCCAACAATGGCTCGACTCGCTGCACCAGTATCATCAAGAAGTATTCCAATTTAAAATTAATGAAAGAGATAACTATGACCAAGATGAACAACAAAGCACGTCGCACTGCACGGGAACCCAAGCATCTGGGTGCATCAATCCAGATGACCTCCCTCCTTGGGAAGGTGGATGCAACTCGGGATGCAGAGGATGCAACCCGACTGCGTGAGATGTTGGATGATGTAGAGGCACCTATTGGATTGCTTGAGCATGAACTGTTGAAGCTGCGCAAGCGTAAGCCAGCACTGTATCGTGAGCTGCGTGATGAGTTCCAGATGGGGTACCTAGGATGAGCACAAGGCGTAGGATTAGTAGGATTCTGAAAGAAAAGGGATTATCTGCTACACTGGTATATGATGGTAGTGGGGTATCAGCAGATGATTATGGATGGTGGACTATCACCTTTGACCAAGAAACTGCTAAATTTCTAACCTCGCAGGACTGGTCGGGCGTTATTGAGATTTCTGATTTAGACGCCGGTTTTGAAGAATTAGCCGAGTTACCAACCCGGTTAGGGGATATACCAGATGCGTAAACTAACCCGAAGCCAAGTACGACCGTACGCCATGCGCCTCCTGCAACAGCAGGGTGGTGTGTGTTGTCTGTGCGGAAAGCCTGTAGACCTCTCTGAGAAGGGCGCACTAGTGCTCGACCATGACCACACTACCGGGCAAGTGCGCGGTGCTCTGCATCGTTCCTGTAACGCCTCAGAGGGTAAGGTGGCTAATGCTGCTGGGCGCTGGGGCGCTAAGAGTATGCGGTACGAGGATATCATCCCATGGTTGGAGAACCTGCTAACGTACCTGAAGAAACCGGCACAGGATGTACTGTATCCCACCTTCCAGACGGAAGATGAGAAGCGCATGGCACGTAACGCTAAAGAGCGTACCCGCCGTGCAACGAAGAAAGCCCGTGTACTTGTGAGGAAATCGAATGTTAGTGTCAAAGACTGACTTCCTTGTATCCTGTGGGGTTACATATGAAACGTTACTGGACCGCGACCCAGAAGATAAGTTCTTAGCGTACACACTGGAACAGGTGGTAGGCATTGACGGGGCAGTACGTAATGATGCAGAGACGGTGTACCTGAACCGTGACCAAGCTATTGAAATAGCTAAAACAATACTACGTAATGAGGGTATCAACGTTGGCTAGAATCTCCCCAATTAAATTATTCACCCGCGACCAGCACACTGCAATCCTAGAGCAGTTCAAGGATGATTCAGATGCGGCAGTGCAGTACAACGTACTAGGGGGCTTTGAGGAGCCGGTGGTGTATCGCCAGATGGTGCGGTACTGGCGTAGTATCTTTATTGAGAATGTAGGTAGCAAAGGGAGGGCAGACAGCGCCTTGAAAGAGGCCCGTAAGCTTGTGCAACCCTCCCCAACCGATGATATTGGTGAGACATACGTTCCTGCTATGGCCCGCCGTATCCTAGTTATTGGTGATTTACATGAGCCATACACGCACACCGATGCGTACAAGTTCTTGAAACATATGCGAGATACGTACAAGCCGGATGTTGTGGTACAGATTGGTGATGAAACTGACGGGCACGCCATCTCATTTCACGACTCTGACGTGAACCTAGATAGCGCGGGTGTGGAGCTAGAGAAGGCTAAGCAGGGCTTAGAACAGCTCCACGAACTGTTCCCTAATCTACTTGTATGTGACTCTAATCATGGTTCCTTGATTTACCGCAGGGCTAGGGCACATGGCTTGCCGGTACAGTTCATCAAGAAGTATCGTGACATTCTGTTCCCGGAACACGGGGCACCGGGTTGGTCATGGGGTGACGCGTGGGATTTAACAACTCCTATGGGTACCGTACGCTTCCAACACCAAGTAGCTGGAGACTTACTGCTTAATGCTGCGCATGAGCGTAAGAGTATGGTCATAGGCCATTTCCACGGTAAGTACGATATTCAGTACGCAGCAAGCAGTACAGCACTGTACTTCGGGGCGCATTGTGGATGCTTGATTGACAACAAGAGTATGGCCTTTGCTTATGGTAAACTCTCCCGGAGTAAACCCATCCTAGGTGTGATGACTATTACGGACGGATGCCCGGCATTGAATCCAATGCTTCTAGATGGAGATGGAAAATGGGTTGGTGCCTAGGCTTGTTAGGAATTGCAGTCATCATGATTCTTGTATCGGAGAGAACTAAATGAATTGTACCTGTGACATATGCACCCCAGTATGGGGCATCCACGCCCACGATTGCCCGATGAACCCCATGAGTGAACTTCCAACAGGAGTAAAGTATGACCAAGATAAGCCTCGAATGGATTTACTGGTGTTGGATTGTCCCAGAGCGCTCCGTGAAGTCTCAGCGGTTATGGGGTATGGTGCTAAGAAGTACTCAGAAGATAACTGGCTCCGTGTCCCCGATGCTTCCAAACGGTACATGGCGGCTGCACTCAGGCACTTAACTGCACACACCTCTGGGGAGAAGCTTGACCCGGAGAGTGGGTGCAGTCATCTGGCACACTTCACAAGCTGTGCCTTGTTTATCTTAGAATTGGAGATGCGTAATAATGTTTGATGAGCACCCTGCCTTTTGAATTGTTCTGATTGGTGTCTAGCCGCGTATGGCTCGGCTATTGAGCGCGGCGACACAAAAGCCGCGCAGGATTATATGGAGATGTACAGCTTATGGCTGGCACGAGAGAACTCAGCTTCGACGACGAGAAACCTACCGACCACATAACTCCGGTACTTAACCTAGTCAACGAGGGGAAGTACACACAAGCCAGGACGTACTTGCTGCACCTAGCCCCAGATAAACAGGCTAGTATCCGTAGAACTATTGCAGTGAAAACAAACATTTACCTGTGAGGCAGTATGACTCTTGAAGACCGCCAGCGAGAACTAGAAGCACAGTACACCAACCAAGGTATCATTGATGCTATGGCGTACTGGGAGAAAGAGAAGGAAGCGGGGCGTGCAGCCGACCACGATGTAGGCCGTGTGTTGAGTATGCGTTTGCATAAACTAGTTCAGGATGAACTGGAAAGTATCTGCTCAAAGGGTACTCGTGGTGTAGGCGGGAAGTACCGTAGTCTTATCAAAGCTGTGGGCTATGACAAGGCGGCGCTGGTTGGTCTGCGACAATTCTTAGGGCTTGCTACTAAGCGCCTAAAGGCTGACCGCACTGCACCCCTCGCACAAGAGTTTATATCAGCAACTGGGGAAGGTTTACAACTAGAGTACATGCACTCTACACTGAGTACTATTGCTCCGGGGTACATGCGCAGCGTTGATAAGTACATGAAAGATAACGGTACGCGCTCACAGAGTCACCGAAAGCGCACTCTAGTAGCAAGTGCAAATCGTATTGAAGGTGTACAAGTCGAAGAAGTGCGTTGGGCAGCTTCGGAGATTACCGGTACAGGAAGTGTTGTATTACAGGCTTTAGTATCAGCCGGTATTGTGGAGTTACGTCACGTCCCTAAAAGTCGGGGGCAGTACTGGGTAGGGCTGTTTCCAACCGAAGAAGTTGAGAATAAACTACAGGAATTGACTAATAACTTACGGGCTTTCTCTCGTACCCCACCCATGCTGGTACCGCCAAGAGCACATACCAAGGACACCTTATTTAGTGGTTCCTCGTACCTCACATCAGAGATGGCGTCCAGTACTAAGACCATCCACACACGTACACGCAGAGAAGATATTCAAGGTTGGATACGAGACAACATTTCCGACCGAGTTCTAGCAGCCGCTAACAAAGCAGCCTCCCAACCGTACAGGATTAATGTGTCGGTAGTAGAGCTGCTGCGTAGTGTGTATCAAACCGGTATATATAATGGTATTGCGGGCATCCCAAGTCACGATAAAATACTCCCGCCTGAGTACCCTCTTCCGGAGAACTGGGACAAGGAAGACGCATCATTAATGGAAGTCCATGATGCGTGGAGAGTACAAGCTAAGGATGCGCATTACGCTGAGGTACAACGCAAGGGGCATGTTATTCAGTTCTCCTTAATGCTCAAGTACTTAACGGAGTTCAGGGATGACGTGCTGTATTTTCCTACGTACTTTGATTGGCGCGGGCGTTTGTACTTTCGCTCAAGCATTAATCCACAGGGAACGGACTTCGTTAAAGCGAGCCTCCAGTTCGCTAACAAGAAGGCGCTGGGTAAGCGTGGGTTGTACTGGTTGAAGGTTCACGTAGCAACGTGCTACGGCTTTGATAAGGCGAACTTCGACCGCCGCAGTACTTGGGTGGATGAGAATATACAGTACATCCGAGATGCAGTACAAGAACATGTGGACTCAGAGTTCTTCCGGGCAGCCGATTCCCACTGGTGTTTCTATGTAGCCGCTAAGGAGATGCTGGCAGCTATTGATTCAGGCTCGCCAGAGACTTGGGAGACGGGTATCGCAGTGGCGATGGATGCTACTTGTTCTGGCTTACAGCACCTCTCAGCAGTAATGCGTGACCCTATCGGCGGTATGTTCACGAACCTACTCCCCAACAACGGGGTAGAGAAAGAGGATATCTACGCAGGGGTAGCGGCTATTGCAATTGCTAGTGTACAGCGAGATAAGCCTGATAATCCAGAGCAGGCACTGTACTGGGGCACGCACGGTGTCCCACGTAGCATGGCAAAGAAACCCGTAATGACTTACGTGTACGGGGGCACATTGAATAGTTGCACGGAGTACGTGTACTTGGATATGCAGGAGCGTGGACTAGAAGCACTCGAGCATTACAGTATGTTCAAGCTGGCAGCGTACGTGTCTAGGCATCTCCGCAAAGGGATTGAGGCGGCTGTACCTGCAAGTGCCGAGTGTATGCGCTTCCTACGTGGTTTGGCGGGGCAGATGCCCAAGGATATCCCTATGCGCTGGGTTACGCCAGTGGGTTTCCCCGTTATTCAGCACTACGCAGAGGAGAGTATTACTCGTGTTTCTTTGAAAGCGTTGGGCGTAGCCTTGAATATGAGGGTATTCGATGACCACTCTATGCAGCGTAGTAAGTGCATAAACGGTATCTCCCCAAACTTCACACACTCTTGTGACTCATCACACCTAGTAACCTCCTTGTATGACTTTGATGGGAGTATGCTACCTATACATGACTCAGCAGCCACGCATCCAAGTGACGTGGATACAATGCACGAAGTACTACGCAACACCTTCGCTGACATGTACTTGCACAACGACCCACTACAGACGCTAGTGGATTCTGTGCAGCCGTACTGCGAGGAAACTATTGAGCTACCAGCACGCGGAACACTGGACTTGAACAAGGTGAGAGAGTCTGAATTCTTCATGTGTTGATTAGTATCTCACTCTAAAGGGAAGGAAGCGAGGTCTGTACTTGATGCGCTCCTTCCTCCCTAAGCAAGACGAATCCAAGGAGATGAATTGCGATGACACAACCGGTAAAGCGTCCGAGATTCTCAGCGGAACAAGTTCAATTACTTGAGCAAATGTTCCCTGAGCAGACAGGCTCAGGCCAGAGCTTCTCAGACTTACAGTACCGGGCCGGACAACGGTCCGTACTAGATTTCATTAAGCACTCCGCTATGGTGGAGGTGCGGTATGTACAGCGTGAGGTACTATCCTAACGGGAACACCGAACTACTCTTAGAGGTAGCCAGTGGCTTGTACGATACGTACGAGTACCCACGTAAAGAATTCAATAAATTAGAGTACCTCCAGAAGGTTCTACTAGCTGCGTCTGAGGATGCTGCGTGGTACTGCTTCTTAGGGGATAAGGTTATCGGGGCTATTACAGTATCCGATGAGATGTACGACGTACACTTTAACGGTACTGGAAGACACGTAACTAACTGTGTAATCCTGCCCGGAGTAGATTCAAGAAAGGCCCTAGCTGTGCTTATTAAGGCATTGAAAGGGAGGGGGAGGGGGGAGGGATTGTCATGGTACAGCCTTACACATAGAAGGGATTTCTATACCCTCACTACTAAATACAGGAGGATTACAAGTGGGTAAATTAGTAAGTAAAGTTATGAAGAAGGCTGTAGGACTAGAGAAACTTACTGGTACTTATAAACTTACTTCTGGTATCTATGATAAATACTTAGGTACAGATATTCAAGGTAACAAGGCTGCACAGGCAGAAGCACAAGACCGTGAACGTGCTCTGAATGAACGAGCCTTAGCTGCCCAGCAGAATCAGAATATTATTGGTGTTCAGGGAACAGAGAACATTGCACAGGTTGAGGCAGGTGGTTCTGCCGCCGACGCATCCACACTGAGTGATACTAAAAAGAAACGTGCTGGTAGTATCTCTAGTACCTTGGGGATTTAACTATGTATACTTCCTCTATGACTTATGAATCTCTGTACACTAAGTACCGAGATGACTCGGCGATTCTCAAGACAGAAGATTACGCTCGCTGGACTTTACCTACAGTATATGCTGACCCCGACTTACGGGAAGGTAAGCGTGTGAATGTACGCCGTGACTACCAGAGTGTAGGGGCAGTGTACGTAAATACCTTATCGGCTAAGCTGGCACAAGTACTATTCCCCGCTAACCAAGCATTCTTCCGTATCGACAGCACAGGTGACGCTGCTCAACTAGCTGAGGCTATGGGCGCGGAGTCTGCTGACTTGGCGAACGGGTTAGCAGAGTTAGAGAATACTGCATTCCGTAGAATCTTTCTAAAGAGTTCGTACCACCAGTTGGTGCACGCAATGAAGCTGCTTATTATCACTGGTAACGTTCTACTGTACCGGGATTCCAACACAGGGAACATGCACGCGTACAGTATCCGACAGTACAGCGTTCTACGTGACGGTGGCGGCAAGGTTCTGGATATGGTGCTGAAAGAGCGTACCGTAATCTCAGAACTACCAGTTGAAGCTAGAATCAAATACCGTAATCGTAAGCAGGATGACTGTATCTGTTTGTACACACGTATCAAACGTGAGCGCCGGGCAGTTGGGGAAGTATTTGTAGTAACCCAACAGCTTGAAGATGGGCTTATGCTGGATAACCTTGAAGTATACCCAGAGGCTATCTGTCCGTTCATTCCCGCTGTATGGAACCTCGTTACAGGGGAAACGTACGGGCGTGGTTTGGTTGAGGACTACGCAGGTGACTTAGCTAAGCTGAGTGCGCTATCAGAAGCATTAGCACTGTACGAGATTGAAGCCTGCCGTGTTCTACATATGGCTAAGCCGGGTTCGCAGATTGATGTGGACAGTATGGCGGAGCGTGAATCCGGTGCTTGGGTAGCTGGTGACCCTAACGGGGTTGCTGCGTATGAGGCCGGTGATTACAATAAAATCATTGCACTCACTCAGGAAATCCAGAGTATTGCTGCGAGACTAGCGCCGGCGTTTATGTACGCACAGAACCAGCGTAATGCTGAAAGGGTTGACATACTAGCCCTTGTAAAACTTCATTAATTCGGTGGAAGTCTCTACGAGATAATACCGAGCAAACTATAGGACGATTAACTATGAGAACCGTCTCTTTGTCATTTGATGGTGTGCAGAGCAACTACACACTGTTTGAAGATGGCTCAGTCTACAATGAGCAAAAGCAGAAGTATCTTAAGGGTACCTCTGTAACCAAGCAGAACCGATATGTGAAAGTACATGTGGATAAATTCAGAGCATTGCATCGGCTAGTAGCAGAAGCATTTATTCCGAATCCATATAACCTCCCACAGGTAAATCACATTGACGGTAATCGCCTAAACAACGCAGCAGCTAACTTAGAATGGGTTAGTTCCAGTGCTAATGTAAAACATGCATACAGTACTGGACTCAAGCACAATCGCGGGGAAATAAATCCTATAAGTATTCTTACGGAGAAGAATGTACGAGATATTCGTGCAGCCCACGGTACAGCGAGACAGATTAGGGACTCCCTAAAACTGCCTGTCGGCATCGCCTGTGTTAAGAGTGTTCGCAGAGGTACCACTTGGTCTCATGTAGTATAGTGTGTGTAACGACTATCCCGAAAGGGAGTAGGGCCAAGCGGCTCGAAACATGAAGGGGCGATTTAAAGCCCAAGATATAGTCTATTCTGCATGGCAACATGCAGCAGTTCATAAGAGAACGGGGTAGGGATTAGCGAACCTACTTGAATATAAAGTACAGCCGAGGAGATTCGACAGAATGCTGAGGAGGCTGAGTTAGCACTGGGTGGTGTGTACAGTGTGATTGCAGATACCCTGCATATCCCGTTGGCGCATATTCTATGCTGGGAAGTAAATCAGCAGTTTATTAATGAGTTGCTGAGTAACGGATTAACCCTGAGTGTACTAACAGGGGTAGCTGCACTAAGCCGAAGCACTGATGTGAATAAGCTTATTCAGGCTGCACAATCACTCTCTGTTATTCTCCCCGTATTCCAGAACACCCCACGCGTAGACCCTGAGAAGATTCTTGATATGGTACTCACAGGCTTTGGTATTAATACGAAGGACTTGTATCGTACAGAGGAACAACTCCAAGCACTGCAAGCAGCACAGGCTCCAGTAACCCCAGACCTAGCTAACGTGGCGGGTACAATTAACGAGACAGGATTATAATGACTGACGTAACTACAGTAGATACAAGTGGTACCCTAGCACCATCCGGTGCTAACCCCTTTGGTACAGTACAGCAGGGACAGGTAGTTCCACAGACCCCTGCCGAGAAAGCACCCGACCTTACGACTAGCAAGCTTGACCAGATTCTAGCTGCTGTTCGAGAAGGACGTACAGCGGATGCAGGGAAGGTTATTGATGAGGCTGCACAGGAACGCACCCCTGCGAAGGAACCGCCAAAGGCAGAGGATGCCTCGGTTGTTACTCCAGATACACCGAAGGTAGCTACCGGTAATAAGGCACTGGATATTGCGGTATCCGCGTTTGTGTCTGCTACCGGCACCACTGAGGAAGATATCTCTAAAGCAATGGCGGCTGCTTATGAAGCAGGTGATGCAGCTTATATCGATAAAGCGTACTTACGAGAACGCTTTGGTGATAAGGCTGACCAAGCTATTGCACTTGCTGAGGCAGTGTATGAGGCGGATACCACAGCACAGGCTGCACTTATTCAGGATGTGTACGCCGCTGCTGGTACTAAAGAACAGTTCGAACAGTGTGCTGAGGTGTTCAAGCAACACGCTAAGCCCGCTATGCGAAGTGTAGTAAAGAGTATGCTAGACTCCGGTGACCCGGTTGCAGTGCGTGAGGCTGCTTCTTTAATCGCTGAGTTTGGTAAGCAGTCAGGTGTGATTGTGCAGAAGGATGGTACCCGTCTAGGTGGTTCCTCCGGTGTCGTACCGGACCAAGGACTATCCAAAGAGGAGTTCCAAGCTGCGCGTATGCAACTAAATCCAATGTCACGTACATACCGAACTGACATGGCTAAACTCATCGACCTTAGACGTATGGGTAAACAACTTAATAAGTAATCAAGGAGATTTAAAGAATGGCAGCAACTCCATATGCAGCAGATTTAACAAAGGTACACTGGGCAGGAAGTAATTCTGATGTAGATATCCACCTAGAGATTTTCGAAGGGGATGTAGACTCAGGCTTCATGTACAACTCTTTCTTCCGTGGCAACAGCTCGTACGTTTCCGTGCAGGACCAGTCTAACCAAGCACGTATCGACCGTATGAACACTGTGACCATTAAGGGCCGTACTCCAGGTCAGAAGCTCGACCGCGAGTCAGTGAAGAACGATAAGCTGGTTATCACTGTTGACACCGTGACGTACGCAAGTACCGTTATGGACTGGCAGGATGACTGGACCTCCCCAGACCGCTGGGCTGAGATTGGCGCACAGCATGGTTATCAGCATGCGCGTCTGTTCGATACCGCACACCTGATTCAAATCATCAAGGCACGTAAGTGGATTGCTCCGGCAGACCTCAAGCCAGCCTTCTTCGATGGTAAAGAGTACACCGCTGCGTACAACGCAGACCGTGAGCTGTTCGCCGCTAACATCATGGATGCGCACCGACAAGGTATCGAGGAAATGGTACGTCGTGACCTCGGTGGTTCTCTGACCGAGTTCATCACTGTAGTATCCCCGTACGTATTCGGCTTGCTGCTGGACTCCAAGAAACTGGTGAACGTGGATTATTCCGCTGGCAACGGTAACTTCGCAGAGCGTCGTGTTGGTATGATTAATGGTGTACGCATCGTTGAATCCGCCCGCTTCCCTGCTGCTGCTGGCACCTCTCCACTGGGTGCAGCGTTCACCGTGGATGCAGATGATGTAGCGTGCCAGATGGTTGTGTACCATCCGAAGATGACTCTGGTCACTGTTGAGGCTAAGCCACTGGCTACGAACAAGTACCCAGACAATCCGAACTTCTCTGACATTCTGGACAGCTTCACACTGTACACTGTAGGTCAGCGTCGTCCGGACACCAGCTTCGCAGTTAAGCTGACTAACCTGCCGTAAGTTGATATTACAAAGCCTCTTTTCGGAGGGGCTTGATAATACTAACTATAGGAGGCACAATGGAATTACTCGATAGCGTTAATACGTGCCTCACTGCACTTGGTGAAGCCCGCGTAACAAGCACGGATACAAGACACCCCTCTGTAGATTTAATCCTACAGACTCTTGCGACTAAGCAGAAGCTAATGCTGGAACGCGGGTTCTGGTTCAACACGCAGGATGAGGAGATGTTCCCAGGCCTACTGGGGCTAATCCCGTACCCCGCTACTAGTATTGCCGTAGAGTCCTTGGATGGGTACACAATCTACAGCAAACGTAATAACTGGTTATTTGATAACACACACAATACCATGTACTTCACTGGGCCAGTGTGTATCCGTGTAACGTACAACCTAGACTTCGAAGACTTGCCAGAGAGTGTAGCCACAGTTATCACTTATCGAGCAGCACGCGCTGTGTATGTAGGGGACTTGGGTAATGACGCTTCGGTACAGGACTTGGTATTGAATGAACAGCAGGCTATGCTGCTTGTAGAAGAACAGCACATGCGTAACAAGAAACACAGTACACGCCGCCGCAGACCGTGGGGCAAGTACCAGAATGCACTTAGCGGCTAAGGATACAGTATGGCCTTTGATGGCGCGATAAAATCCCTAATGCAGGGCGTAAGTCAGCAGGTACCCCGCGAGCGCCTAGATGGACAAGTATCTGTACAGTTAAACCGTTTATCCGATGTGGTGAACGGTAACCGTAGACGCCCCGGTGCTCGGTACTTAGCAGATGTACCTACTACTTCGCAGTACGATGACCGTGTATTCGCATCGTACGTAGATGTGCAGGACACATCCAATCACGTTATTATTAATACAGAGACGGGGCAGTTAGTAATTCTATCAGAAGACTTCACTACTACCCTGCACAGCAGCACACAGACGTACCTAGTGGCTTCTGCTGCCTCTGCTGTGCAGACAGCCTCACTACGGGGTTACCTGTACCTAGCGAACACTGAGAAGGCTCCTGCGAAGGTTTCCGGAAGCACTACACAACAAGACCCAGCTAAGACTGGCTTCTACTTTGTACGTACACCTGCATTCCAGAAAGAGTACGACATAACACTGAGTAACTCAACAGGTACATACCTGTATCAGTACACTACCCCGAAAGCAGACGGAACTACTCCGGGTAGTACAGACCCCGTGGCGGAGTCTAAACCCAGTTATATTATTGGTAGACTAGTTACACTTATTAATGCTGCGACTGGTACACATGGCGTTACAGCTACCCAGTACGATGCTTATATGTTCCTGAGTAGCAATACGACCTCTTTATCTGTAACCACTAATGCCGGAAGTACTTATGCTACGGCTAGTAATCAGTCACGAGTTAATCTTGTGTCTGACTTACCCGCACGTTTACCAGCCACTGGTAGCGGTGCATTAGTGGCGGTGGGTACAACAGAACGTAACTTCGTATGGTACCAGTACGATTACTCAACCCCGGTATGGAAAGAGGCAGGTGCGTACGGTAGTCCTACAGGCTTCTCAAATATGCCTATCCGCATCTCGCTGGATGGTACATACACAGTAGAGACCCCCACGTACGAGGGACGTCTGTCAGGTTCAGACGAGACTAACGAGGACCCCGGCTTTATTGATAATGGGGTAACTGGTTTCGGTGCATACCAAGGCCGCCTAGTTATTCTGGCTGGCCCAGAGGTGTGTATGTCAGCAGCAGGGAATCCCCTGCGTTGGTACCGTAGTACAGTAACAGCACTGCTCTCAGACGACCCTATTAATATCTTCTCAGGCGCAGCAACAAGTACTAACTTCCGACACTGTGTGCAGTTCAACAAGGACTTACTCCTGTTTGCTCGTTCGTGTCAGGCGGTGGTTCCTAGTAGCAATGCTGCTATCACTCCGCAGACGGCGCAGATAGTTATCACCTCTGGATACACCACGGATACACTCGCTCAGCCGGGTGTGGTAGGGCGTTCTGTGTTGTACAGTATGCCCCGCACTGAGAACTTTGCAGGTGTGTTGGAGATTATCCCAAGCAACACTACGGACTCCCAATACACCAGCAATGATATTACAGCACATATCCCTAGGTATTTACCGGGACGCATACGTAGTATTGTATCCAGTACCACCGGGAACTCCAGTGCGTTTGTCTGTACGGGAGATAACCGGAGCCTGTTCATCCAAGATTATTTATGGTCGGGTGATGAGAAAGTGCAGAGTGCTTGGCACCAATGGTCATTACCGTACCCCGTGGTATGTATTTGGTTTGTACGTGACAGGATTTATATCGGTCTACGGGACGGCACAGCACTCCTAGTAGTTACAGTTGAACCGCAAGCGGGTACCACTATTAACAACTACGTACGTCCGTTCTCCGATGTGTACATGCGTGTTACTATCACCAATAAACAGTTCGTCCTACCGGAACGCTTACGAGACGCTGTAACGGCTGGGGAACGCTTGTTCATTACCTTTGCTGATACAAGCATGGGGGGAATGTGGGTAGGTTACGAGAGTATCAATCCAAGCACCTTTGTTGTGACCACAGTACGTAATGTTCCAGACGGGGAGTACTTCGTGGGCTTACGCTACACCAGTGTACTCAGTCCTACGCCCCCGCTGGTGCGGGATGCTAATGGTGTTGTTATAGGCACTAGCCGTACGCTGTTAACACGATACGAGTTAACCCTTAAAGACTCTGGAGAGTTCCACGCCGTAATCACGGATAGCTCTAGAACACTAACAGATGGGGAGTACTCCAGCCTAGTGTACAGTAGCACTGAGCTATTGCCGAATAACCCAACCGATGCTTCATTAGGTAGGGCTATTATACCGGTACGTGCTCAAGCACAGGACACTGTGGCTACCTTTGAAGCTAATGCTGATACCGACTTATGTATCTTAGATATTGAGTACGTCCTGCAATACAGGGCACGGAGGAAAAGAATATGATTTGGATGTTTGCTGCCGCCGCTGCTCAGATGATACAGGGCGGCCTACAGTACGCGCAGGATGCTAAGAACCAAAGACGCCAGAACAAGGCTGACCAGAAGTACAACGAGGCAGTTCGCACTGCCTCCGCTCGTCAGATTACAGAGATTAATACCCAGCGCTCAGTGTCTCGTGCCCAAACAGCACAGGCACTGGACGCCGCTCGTAGACAAGGTGCAGGGGAGTCCTCTGCAAGGAATCTACAAGCAGCCGCTACAGATACAATGGGTGCTAGTGTAGAGCAGAACTTACAAGAGGTGGGTGTTCAACTCGCTGCCGCTGAGGGTAACCTTATGCAGAACGCAGAGCTAACAGAGCTGTCGTTGGATTCTTCCGTGATGAACACTGTAGACCAAGCTAGGAATAGTATACGAGAGTTATCCAATCCGTTGGGTACCGATTGGGCAGCAACAGGTTCCGCTGTGGGTCAGATTGGTACAAGCATGGTGGCTAATAAGCTAGGTGGTCAAGGTTGGTTCGGAGGTAACTCGGGAACACAACAGCCCGCTCCTATTAGTCAAGCAGCCCCACCAACACGTAGTAATAACTTATCAACTCGATTGAACGTTTAAGGAGATACCATGCCGGTTCGTCAACCAACACAAGGCGGAGTACAGGTTCCGGGTTTAACTGGCTACCAGAGCGCTGGTGTTGCCCAACCGGTGTATCGTGCCCCACAAGAAGAAGCACAGGGAGTAAGCCAGTTCTGGCAGAACCTACTCCCTGCTTCTGTTAAGACTGCACAGGCTGCTCAGCAGACCGCTAGTGCTAAAGGGTACTTAGAAGGCCAGCAGGATAGTCAACAGGGACGCGAGAAGCAGGTACGTAACTTCTTTACTAAGGAAGCGTACGAGCAGGGGTACAACTCTGCTAGTGTGAACAGCGCCCTCGCTAGTTTCCAGTTAGGTTTACAGAACACTGCCCAGCAGTACGTAAACTCCGGTAAGACCCCGGAAGAATTCAATGTACATGTTCAGCAGCAGACCAACCAGCTTCTACAGGAAGCAGGTGCTCAGGGGCTGAACCTGAATGATAAAGATTGGCAAGCATGGTTAGGCTCTGTAGAGCATTCCCGTAATACCGCCAACGCTTCGTACCAAGACCTGAACTTAAAGCGTGCTGCTGTACTCCAAGAGCAATCATGGGGTGCCCGTGGTAATGCTGCTATTGCTGACTTCGTGACTGCTCAACAGTCCGGTGATACAGAACAGGCCTTGCAGAATGTAAACAGCTTTATCTCCTCTGTGACACATGATGATAGTATCACCGCAGAGAACAAGATTAAATACACCTCTCAGTTTGTAGTGAATGCGTTTGCTAATGCTAACAGCACTGGGGACATGCAAGCCCTTACAGGGTATGTGCAGAGTCTCAGTGAATTCAAGAACATGCCCACGGATGTACAGACTCAGATTATGGGTAGCGCACAGCAGTACTACCAACAGCGTGCTTCTGATGAAAGCGTACAGTTGTATGAGTACAATTCCCGAGTAAACAGTGTTACGGATTACAAGACACTAAACGAAGCGTATCCTATGGCCCAGTACATTGGTACCGTAATGCAAGCTGTACAACAGAAGAAATTATCTCCCGGCACAGGGTATGGAATGGTGGATGCTGAATCTCAGCGTCGCTTGAAGATGCAGAAAGCTGAGCAAGGGCAATTGGCTTATACTAACGGCGTAACCATCTCAGATATTGCAGCGGGTACCGGAGAGTCCCTTGACAAGGTTAAGGGTGAACTCACTAAGATGTACGCAACAATCGGTCAAGGCTACTCAGGTGGTGGTTTACAGCTAATGCAGCGTGGTCTTAAATCAGGTGCTCAGGATATTACTGGTGTTGGTATTGAGATGATGCAGCAGGATGCACAGTCCCTCTCTGGGATTGATTGGCGTAACCTTAAGACGGACGCAGATGGCAAGCCACTGTATCCAGCAGCAGTAGTGGGTTCTCTAGGGAATCTACAGGCTGCATATCAATCCGCACTGGCTGCGGGTAACCAAGTACAGGCTAACCAACTCTTGTCTGGATTACCTGACCCAGTGGTGTATGGTATTCGGCAGAACGTAGATGCCCGTGACTTAGCTGATGTTGTAGGTAAGCGTGCGCAGGACATTGCTTCTGGTAAAGTACTAGCACTACCAGCGAATATGCCCGCGGATGTTAGTATCACGCAGGCAGATGTAACGGCAGGTATCTTTGACCTAGGCTTAGGTAAGGATGCACGCAACCGGAACATGCTCGGTATTCAGTCTTGGGTATTCACTTCTGATGCTGATGAGAAGGCTGCACAAGCTCGTGTATCGCAGGTCAATAGTGCTATGAATAATGAGTACGTGTACAATCAGCAACGAGGCTCCTTGCCAGCCCTAGTAGGGGATGACTTGAAGTCTTGGTTAATGGGTAAGGTTGCATCCCGTACAGTACGTGTTAAAGATGGTACAGACAATGGCGCATTACTGGTTCTACCAGAAGTAGGTGATAAGCAGAAAGTGTTTGGTAGTACCGACAACGGTATCATTGAATCAGCACTAACTGAATCTGTCACTAACTTCAAGAAGCAGTACCCACAAGCTACGACTGTCCAGATGGATTATGACCCACTAACACAGGAACTTATCTTCCAAGGGGTGAACACAGAGAATCAGCTCGGTACTACGCGTGCTAGTATTCCTGCCGCAGACTTCCGTAACACTGTGCGCGGTGTGCAGAACACACTAACCCAGAATGGTTCTGGTACAACACAGGGTAACCTGAACGTACCGGGTGCGGGCTTTGTTAGCTTCAATGCTGGTAACAGCTTTGGCATCCAGAAGAACGTAGTTATGGGTGCAGTGAACCAACTTGTATCATATGAGGGGTATACACCATCTAAGGGCTTCAGTGTTCTAGGTGTACATCCTAGTACCGGCGCTAAGTTGAACGAAGATAAGTACGTGAAGCAAGCAACAGACACCCCACAGGTGGCTGCTGACAAGTTCAACATGTACCTGAATGACAAAGTGTATCCTCTGGTTATGCCTAAGATGGAGCAGTACAAGAACTTGCCGGGATACATTCAGAACAATATCTACAATGCTTTGGTTGAGACTACGTACCACTCAGGTAACTCTGATGCGTTCGATAAGTACATCCAGACTGCACTGTACGGTAATGTTCAAGAGATTCCAACATTCAAGGATACTCCGTTATTCAAGGATGCAGGTGCAGGTTCTCGTAGGAACGTAGACCGGTATCAGTTACTTGGCTCATTAGTAATGTACCGAACTAATCAATAAGGAGTAATAAATGAACTTTGGTGAAGCACTGGAAGTACTGAAGAATGGCGGAAAGGTTGCCCGTACGGGTTGGAATGGTAAAGGTATGTTTCTATTGCTGGTGCCTGGTACGGTTACGTGCGTACCACGGGAAGGTACGCCATATGCAGATTTAGCAGTATCCCCAAGTGGTGTGGTTAATATCAACCCTCATATTGATATGAAAACAGCCACTGGCGAAATGCAGCCCGGTTGGCTGGCCTCGCAGTCGGATATGTTATCCGATGATTGGTGCATTATAAAATAATAAGGAGTAGTATATGATTCACTTACGCCCAGATAGTGTTGCGTACGCACGCAGTACGGCTGTATCCGCTAACACGGATGTGGGTGGTTATGTTACTCCTGACAACACTGTGCTGGAGGGGCAGAACCCCTCCGCACTTGTACAGGCTATGCAGAAGCCTGTGGCAAGCGTTACAGATTCATTCAAAGCCACACTCAGCGAAAGCATTGGTGCCAAGGCACTACGTGGCGTAGAGTACGCTAGTATCCCTACAGAAGCTGGTTTCGAACCAAGCAAGGCTTTGGGAGACTCTGTTTCACAGTACACCGCAGATGAACTGGAGTTCCTATCGGATGCTCGTTCCTCTGCTGAGTTGGCACAACGCCGCTCACAAGTACAAGACACAAGAAATAACTACGACGCTATGGGGCAGAACATGCTCACTACAGTCGCTGCATCGATGCTAGACGTTGATATGGTTATCGGTGGTGGTGTAGGTATACTAAGTAAGGTAAGCCGCGCTACACGCCTTGCAGTAGGTCTGAGTGCCAATGCTGCCTTACTGGGCGCTGCCTCTTATGGCGGTACTATTACCCCACTCGATGTGGTTGGTACCAGTGTGGGTATCGCTATGAGTGCAATTCCCGGTATCCGTAAGGTAGCCAAGGTTGAGCAAGTACAACAGGATGCTGTACGTGGTGGTGTGAACGCTGCGGAAGATGCTGCTGGTACTGTGGTCCCACCAAAAGATGTGACTGTACCCCCGGTACGTGAGGCTCCAGAAGTAGCCCCTGTAAAAACTGTAGCAGATGAAGACTATCCTAAGATTGATATTGATACATACTCAAATAAACAGCACATTGAGGTGGGTCGTACAGGTGGCTCTAAACAAGGCTCCTTAAAAACTACAGTACAGAACGCGGTACTAGCTGTTACCTCTCTGGGTGATGACCTCCCAGAAGGCGTACGGGCTTTAGGGCGAGCACTAGGTGCCTCTTTAGAAGCGGATGCTGATGTGCCTGTAGTATTCCGTTCCCGTACAGGGACGAATGCACAGGCTCGCTCTGCTGTAATTACCGAGGCCGATACCGGTGCTACCCGTGCGGAGATATTCAACCCCACGGTAGGCGGTACACTCTCAGACCACATTAAGGGTATGAGTACGTACGAGAAGACTATTCTACTGCACGAAGCAGCACATGCTAAGACTGGCCGTAGTATCCGTGCCGTTGAGAGTGGTGCTGTATCCGATGGTGTAGTGTATGAAGCTGTGCAGCGTATTAAAGAGATACAGTGGTATGTGAAAGCTAACGTTGAACTACCACCACTAGGTAAGGGAGCTAAGTACAACGTAGATTACGGGCTTAGTGATACACACGAGTTTATCTCCCAACTGTTCAACTCAGAACACTTCCGGGATGCGCTGCGTAGTGTGAAGATGCCGGGAACAGACGGCAACCTGCTCAGTAACTTAATGCGTCGTGTAGTAACACTGTTTACCGGTAAAGCACCAGAGGGCAATGCCTTCGATGCTACGCTTAAAGCATTTGATGAGTTACTTAGCCAACCGACGACACCCGCAGATGTATTCTTGAATGCACCAAAAGCAACACCAGACCTACAGAGTAAAGTACTACAAGCCCCTAATGTTATTGAAATGAATAATAAGGTTATGGGTGCTCTGAACCGTAACTTCTCACTGTATGAGCGTCTGAAATCCTTTGGCTCTAAAGCTGCTACACTGGCTGACCAGTTGGTAGTAGATGCTACGGGTACTGAGGCTAACTCGGCTGCACACCATGCGCGTGCTGCTCATCTAGCCTCTAACGTATCTATTGTGCAGGTAGATGACGCATTCCGCCAAGCACTCAGTGCGGATTGGCCTTTAGTGCAACGCTTACGTCATCCGGTACTGTACCGTGAAGCACAGCGTGATTTAAGCCAGAAGGTGTACCAGCAACTAGCAGAGAACCACGACCGCTTCTTGAAGGGGCAGAGTATCCAACCTAGTAATGACCCGCGGGTTAACAGCATGGTGGATGCCTTCGTGAACTCAAACTGGGCTAAGGATGAACTGGCTCGTGTTAAAGGTGCTGGTATCAATGGTGCTGACGCTGTGCGGGAATCCCCGTACTACCTACCTCGTCAGCACAGTGGTAACAAGCTGAATGACTTCATGCGTAATAACCGACAGGTTACTAAAGATGATATAGTAGGTATGTACACCGAGCAGTTCTCCCGTATGTTCCAACAGAACGGTATTACTCCAGAGACTGCACGCAAGCTTGGTGCTAAGATGTTTGATAACATGCAGGACCAAGCAGCACACGTACAAGGGTACCGACAGAGTATTGCAGGTATGTCATATGATGATATTGAGAATACACTGGAAGCATTGGGTGCATCTGACCCAACCATCACTGCGTTCTTGGATGCTGTTAAAGGTTCTGGGGAACAGGCGAATAAAGTGCGCAACCTACGTGGTCGTGCTGAGTTCGATATGACCGCACAGTACACTACTAAGTCTGGTGATATGATATCCCCTAGTATGTTCGTAAACAACGACGTGATGGGGCTTATGGAGGGCTACAGCCGTCGTATGTCTGGTCGTGTAGGTTTAGCTAAGGCTGGCTTCCCTGATCTGCGCGATGCTGTGAAGGCTATTGATGAGGCTGCTGCTGAGGCACAAGACCCTGCTGCTGCACTACATGCCTTTGATAATACCATGAATCAGATTCTGGGCTACCCTACTGGGGAAGATGTTCCAGATATCCTGCGGAGTGCTAATATCATTGGTGGTGCCTTGAACCTTGCTAACTCTGGTATCTACCAGTTGGCAGACATGAGCTTGATGCTACAGCAGTTTGGTATCACCAAGACACTCAAGGCATTCGGTAGCACAGCGTTTGGTCGTAATGCAATGGATGTTGCTAAATCTGCTGAGTTTGGCTCACGACTACAGGATGTTATCGAAGCGCGCCATGTGCTATCTGGTAAGTACCGTAGTGTACTAACACACTTAGAGGATAACCGCGACATTGGTTCCTTGGGGGTAGCACACCGATATGTACAGCAAATGGGGCAGGGAACACGCTTTGTGAACGGCATGGAGTTCATTCGCCGTGGACAAGCTAAATTAGTCTCCGGTCTTATTGCGGATACAGTGGATGATGCTATTGCCGGTAATGCTAGTGCAGTTACAGCTATGGAGCGATTTGGCCTGAACCAGCAGTTACTGGACGAGCTACGTAAGGCAACTGCTGCTAATCCTGACATGCGTAAATGGCCTGATAGTGTTCGTATGGACATTGAGGCGGTTACACATAACATGGCGGATAGCATTGTACTGGAGAACCGCTTAGGCGAGATTCCAGCATGGATGCAGTTCAGTTCTGTAGGTAAGGTAATCCTTCCGTACATGACGTTCGTAGCAGGTGCGTGGAACAAGATTCTACGCCGTACCGCTAAGTTGGACGGTGCAACAGGTGTAGCTATTGCGCTGGCCTACCAGATGCCACTGGTGACATTAAGTAGTGCTACCAGTATTGCTATCAGTGGTAAACCAGTAACACCGGAGAGTGTCGCACAGCGTGCGTTGGTGCAGGTGCCTATGATGAGTTGGGCGGGTTTTGCTGTAGACTTCTGGGCTAACGGAGCAAGTAATAACCTTGCTGCCTTGGCACTGGTAGACCGTATGCACGCTGCTATGAGCAGTATTGCTAGTGGCGAGACTAATCCAGAGAGTCTGATTAAAGCCGTACCATTCCTGAGTATCCTACCGGGTATGCGTTTAATGGGTGCAAGCCTAGCAGATGATGATGAATAAGGAGATAGAATGTACTCAGTCCAGATTGCCGTATCAGACGGTACTCTAACTCGAATTGCACTGAGCATCGAGTACTTTGAGAAAGATGATATCACGCTGTACCGTAATCTGGAACTGACCCCACTTGTACTGGGTACTGATTGGCAATGGGATGGGGATACCCACATCAACTTGCTGACTGGTATCCCAGTACCAGTAGGTAGCTACA